TTTGTCAAGAAAAGGTCAAGATCACCCTCTCCAAGCGTGGCCCCAGGCGCGAATGCTACAGCCATTTTACATCTCCCTTACGTTGGATGCGATTTTGAGTTCGCGTGGCAGGATGAGTTGGAGCCACGAGAGGATGACCTTGGGGACGGCACGGGGGCCATAGGCAACGAGCCTACCCACTGCCTCACAGAAGGCTTCCTCGGCGTTCTTGGTCGCGTAGCCTGTGATGGGGTGCAACGGGACATGAACCTCGGGCCCCTTCGCCTGAAGGTACGCCTCGGCGTCGGTACGGGGCCCCCAGTCGTTTGCCACTGCCAGCCCGTCGATCTGTAGGGCTAGGACGGGGTCTGTGCTTGCCAGCCGTTTGACGGTGTCCATGTACCACTCATTGGGGAGCCACGCTTGGAGGATCTCGTTCAGGTCGGCCTTCGCGTAGTCCTGTTTGATGGCGTGGTACCAGAAGTCCGTGTCGGCGTCTGACAAGTACACCCGGTACAGGTGGTGGCCCATTTCATGGGCGATGATGTGGGCGTACTCCTTGGGGGGATCACTCACCGGGCAGACCACGATGTGGTCTCGCTCGTACTTCCCACCGCAGTCGATGTCTTGGTCAAGCATGAAGAAGATGGGGAGCTTGGCCGGGCCCAACAGCAACGGGAGCACCTTGGCGGCACGTTCTCGGTAGTGAGCGAGTCCGACCTGCAACTTCTCCAAGGCCGTGCTGGCGTAGCTGGAGGCTTCATCCATCCCGACGAATGTGACACTGAAACCGCTGACAGTTTGCTGGTAGACCTCTTCGACATCCCGTACGGGGTTGGTGTTTCGGCGCTCGAACACCCACTTGACGTACTCGTCGAGTGGGGGCCACGCTTTGCGGGCCTCCCGCTTCACCCGGTCGGACCACTTCTTCTTGTCCCGCTGCCACTTGTCAAGGATGGACTCTTTCGCCACATCCTCGGTGAACCTGCCATCCCACTTCCTCATCCAACTGCGAAGGCTCTCAAAGGGGACGCTGCCCAGGGCGCTGTACAGGGGCCAGTACCCTTCGCGCAACCGGGTGTCCCAGTCCTTGTGCCATTCCCTCACTTGGGGGTCGTAGTGGGGGTCGTACTTCGTGTCCCCGGTGAAGGCGTACCACATGGTGTGAGTCATCCCTTTATGAATGCTGTCCATGGTCTGAAGGTAGTGCTCTCGCCAAGTTCGGACGGCGGCGCTGAACTTGACCAAGTCCTCGAAGGTGGTCACACGGTCCACGTTCTTCAGCAACATGAGGAACTCTTTGCGGAGAGCCTCGATGTTGCCTGTGTCGAACCCAAGGGTGATTGCCTGTAGGTACCGTGCGGCGACGCGGGAGGGCGTGATGGGGTAGGGGATCATTGGACGAACCGTGCCCTCAACCCCAGGTCACTGGGGCGGAACACAGCGGTGATGGTTTGTTGCTGGACGAGGGTGTCAAGAGCGTTGGCCCCCCGGCACTCTACATAGAGCACGGTCCCCTCGTCCAAGGACTCAGGGACTGTGTAGAGGTAGGTGTACCTCCCCGGTTCAGCCGGTGCCACTGGGTCCATGGCCACCCCGTTCAGGAGCACGGTCTTGAAGGCTGAGAGGGAGTAGTAGAACAGGGTGATGTTGGGGCTTGTCACCACCAACGGCGACCCGTCCGTGTCCAGGAACAGGGCCTGGAACACGGCGACTTCTCCGATGTAGACGGGGGAGGACATCACCAGGGTGGGGCTGAAAGCCTACCTAGCGATGTGGGGGTGTCAGGAGAGGGTCTCGATCTCGACGAGGACGGCGGCATCCGAGGTGGGCGCCGACCAGCGCTCGCCTGTACGGACGCGCACGTCGATCACGTCACCGGCCACGAACGGGTAGGTGCCCGCTGCGAAGGTGATATGTGCCTCGGTGTCCGAGGTGGCCGACGCGAGAGTCACGATGGTCGCGGCGTTGAAGATCGTGCCGTTCTTGTACACGCCGAAGATGGCGTTGCTGCCCCCGGCGGCGACCGAGAGGTTGACCGAGAGGCCCACCACCGACCCCGAACGGATCGCGGAGGCACCAGTCTCGATGTTGGGGGCGCCGCAGAACAGGGTCTGCACCGGAGTGGACAGGGCGGGGGATGCGTTGTCACCCGCCGCGAGGTTGGGCAGTCCGAAGTGGAGAAGCTCACGGGGCCCAGCGGCGGAAGCTCCACCAGCCGATCCGAACGCCGTGGCGGCGGAAGCCCCGATAGCTGCGAGAATGGTCGTCATGGTGTCTTGGTCTCCTTGATCAGGGGGTTCAGTACACGGCGCCCGCGTCGTCGTACACGGTCAGGGCCGAACCGGCGACACCGCGGTAGCTGAAGGTCGCAGCCTTGAATCCCGCGATCTGACCGAAGGCGAGGCTCTGGTAGAACGACGAGTCCGTGGGGAGCACGACGTGCTGGCTCGCGTCGAAGTTCGCGAGGTTCCACGCCGCCGCGCCCGCCTGGGGGTTGAACACGGGACCCGCGGCCTGGATCTGGGTGCCAGCGGGGACCGTGTACGACGCACCCGAGAGGATGCGGAGCACGTCCGACACCGCGCCGGTCGAGAGAGACCCGCCCGCCGAGGTGAGCTCCGTACCCGCACCGCAGGCTGCGACGAGGATCACGTTGATGGCGGCGAGGCTGAGAGCCGTGCCCGCGCGCATCGCGGCGATGAGGGCCGCTGCCGCCACGTTCGCCTGGGTGGGGGTCACAGCGAGGCCGCCAGCACCGTCCTGCTGGACGTTGACGAGGATGTACGCTGCGAGGCCAGCCTTGGCCGCGGTGAAGGTCTTGACCGCGCCCACCGTGGTGAGGACCACGTTGTTGGTCACCGGGGCGTTGATGTACTTGGGACCCGAGGGGGGCGGGTCCAGCGTCGGGTTGTACTGCGACTTGTTGGGCCACAGGTCCGTGATCTGGAGGGTGGAGTCGGGGATGTCGGTGCGGGCGAGGCAGATGAACGGCATGGGATGTCTCCTGGTGATTCGTTTCCGCCGGGAGGGCGGGGTAGGGGCTTCCAGCGGGGGAACGAAATCCGCCCTACCAAGGTCTTGCGAATAGAACGGAAACCGAAGGGGATCTACGGTCAGGCGCTGTTCACCACCGCGATGCGGACGGTGAACCACGGGTTGGCGTCGGGGGATGCGATGAAGAACTCGGGAACTCCCGCTCCGGTGAGACCCATGTCCCCTTGGGGGAGGATCACCGTAGGGGGCGTACCAGGGTGGAACGAGGCGAAGATCACCTTGCCAGAGTCCAAGTTCACCAAGGACACCGTCGTGGAGTACGCGGGGACCAGGAAGTTCATCACCGTGGGAGGCAGAAAATCCGGGAGGTCTGCGGGCCAAGCGGCGAGTCCCATGTTCGGGGCCTTCCCGGTCACGGTGAACACCGGCTCCTTGGTGGTGAAGAAGTCGTATGGGGGCACGATCATGATCGGCCCGGGGGGGTTCCATCCACCGATGGCGGGGTTCCACAACTCGATGCGGAGAAACAGGGACTGATCATCCGTCGGGAGGTACGAAGTGCCCGGGGGCTGGGCGGGGGTGGCGAAGTCGTCTGGATCGAAAGCCATCCGGGTGAGACCACGGTTGGTCTCCTCCACGGCGGGGAGCTTTCGAGCCCTCAACGACGGGGAGATGAACGTCGCCCCAGACTGCACCTCGAACATGGGGAGCACACCCCCACCGCCAACACCAGCCACGTTGCCGTAGGCGTCGTTGAGGCGTGCGGCCCCAGACACTCGGATCTTGGGCACCCCCGGCATGATGGGGAGGACCATGTTGACCATGTTCGCAGAACGGTACTGAATCGAGGGGATCTCTCGTTGACGGGTCACTTGCTCTTCTCCTCACGGATTTTGGGGTCGTAGGATGCGGTGTTCTTGCCCAGCGACTCCGCAAGGGACTTGGCCTCCGACCAGGACTCCACCCGCTCACCTCCGACGTTGGGGGCGAGCTTGATGCCCGGAGCATCCCGCTTCCGTTCGTTCTGCTTCTTGTCGAGAATCCGGTTCTTGAGGGCCATCTGACCCTTGATCTTGATGTTCTTCCCGGGCCAGTCATCCCCCTTGAGGATGAAGCCGGTGGGGCCGATGGTCCGCTTCCCACTCCCCCCACAGTCGGGACAGGGCTGAGGGTCCGAGGACTCGGACATGGGCCGAGACATCTCGAACTCGTTCTCGCAGTCTTGGCAAGCGTACGTGTACGTGGGCATGGTGCTGAACCCTACCGTCCCTTGAACCCGGACTTCTTGATATGGTCCAGCACTGCCACGAGATGCTTACAAACACGGTTCTTCCCCCTTGGGTCTCTCACTCCAGGGGGCATCGCCGTCCCACGGGGGTTACCGAGAAGGTAGCCGTCGTCCTTGGCGTGGTGCTCGGGTCCCTGGAACTGCCAGAACCCACAGGTGCATGACACCTTCAGGTCCATGTCAGAGAGCTTCTCTACACCCTCGGGGGCGGTGGCCTTCACCTTCACTGTGTAGGTGCCACCGTCGCTGCTGGGTACCTGGAACTGGTAGGACAGAGCCTTCTTGTCTGCGGTCTGCACCGTAGGCTTGATGGACTTCGCCCTGGTTCGGATACCAGGGTCGCAGCCATTGAGGATGTCCGCCATCTTCGCCGCCACCCGCACGGCCATCGCCTCCTTGTTGGCGAAGTCGTGGCCGCTCGGAATCACCTTGGCAGACCCGGGGTTGTTGTCTACCTGCCCTCGTTCGAGCTTCTCGCTGGGCGTGCGGTGGTTCCGGTCGGTGTCCGGGTACCGGAGGGAGGGTGCGTAGGGGGAGGGCAACCCCAGGTCTCGCACACCATCCCCCGGGTCCATGTTGTCGCCGGGTCGGTAGACCTCACGGTAGTAGCTCGCCGTGTGACCTCCACCCTCGTCCTCAGTGTATCCAAAGTCCTTGTCAACGAGGGCGAAGAAGGCATCAATGTCAAGCTCGCTGTCGAAGCTGACCTCTTGAAGGAACGTGAAGACAGGCACTGTGCCCTCCCCGAGGGCGGGCCCACCAAGGGGGTCCGTCTGGTGGATCACCACGTCCTGGTCCACCACGTCCATCACGTAGCCCACCCCATAGTTGGGGTGCATGAACGGGATGAGGATTCCCTGTGCCTTCTTCTCCCGGTTGTCTCGGGCTCGGTCGGCATTGGATCGGTATCCCCCGGCTGGCAGCCGATTGAACTGCCAGCCGTATTTCTCACTGTTCCGACGCTTCTTCTCCCGCTTGAACGCGGGGCTGGTCTTCTTGTGAAGGTAGTCCCTCTTGGCCCTGGACTTGATTTTCCCCCGGTTACTCAGGTAGTACTTCTTGGCGTAGAGCTTCGCCTCACCATGCTGCTCCCTCTGGCGCTCGGAGTACGGCGGGAACTGGTTCTTGGCCTCCATGGTTCGACGCGGGGTGATGTTGTTCTTGTACGGGTGTCCGTACTCCTCCCCCTCCTGGCCCACCGTGCCGACAGGCACCTTCTGACCATCACTCTTGGACGAAGGCCCGGGTGCGTTGAATGCCCAGTTCCCTGGGGGGTTCTGCTCCAGGTTCTCCTTGGTATCCGTTGACTGAGGCCGGGCACGGGAGCGGTCACTCTTTGGGGTTTCCCCAGGCGGATGCTGCACTGTGTCCCCAAGGGACTTGTAGATGCCCTTGGTGGGCTTCTCACTCGGGTATGTGCGGTAGCCCGATAGCTCCCCCGCGGGTGCCCTGTACGCCGCACGCCGAGCGGCCCCACACCCATCGGGAGGCATTTGGGGATTGGGCGTGAACGGGTACGGGTACACAGTCACCACGTTGAGGTGACCCTCGGCGGGGGCCAGCACTACCGACCGGTGTCCCTTGGAGTCGTCAAACCTCGGGTCAGACCGGAACCGGTCCATCACCCGTGTGTTTCCCGTGGCCTTGGCTTCCTGTGCCACGTCCCGAAACCTCTCGACGGTCTTCTGCACATCGGGAACAGTGATCCCCCGCAAGTCCATTCGGTACTGGGCGTGAGACGTGATGTGCAGTGGGGTAAATGGGTATGCCCCCCGTTCCCGGTTTGGCTTCGGGTAAATGATCGCCGCCTGTGCGTTGGTCAGATCACGGTTGTTCACCACGTCCCGGATGAGAGACTCCTGGTCACGGACGTTTCGCACGTTCGAGAGGATGCGGTCCACCACCTTGCAGGGGCCGCCCTTGACACCAAGAGGAGGGTACAGGTCAGCCCGTCGACCCGTCATTTGGAAAGGTCCAATCCCAGCTTGGGGAGGTTCACGGTGGGGACGTAGTTGCAAACGCCCACGGAAATAACACTCGTCCCCCCCGTAGCCAGGATAAGGCGAGCGTCTGGGTCATTGCACAGCAACCCGTTCTCACTGACCTTCAGGGTCTCGCCAACCACATAGACCGCGGGGGGCCCGGTACGGACGCCGAATACATCCAGGGAGATGGTCTCAAACTGGCGGAAGAAGAACCTCCCACCGCCCGTGTACATCGTCACCGCACGCGCCCCTGAGCTCGGAGCGCGGTTCTGGTAAGAGGTGTAGTTGCGGTAGTTGGAGACCCGTGCGTTGGAGTAGTCCTCAGACTCGTTGGCAAGGAAGCCCGCGGCTTGGACCCCATCGGACTTCTCCACAATCCACAAGTCCACCGTGTCCGTCGGAGGGACGTACCGGACCCACTGCCCGCCACGCCACCCGTCTCGCGCGAGGATTGGCCCCACTCGGACCACGAAGTTCTCCCCCCGCTGCATACATGTCAGGTCGCTCCCATCATCGAACACGGTGCGCCACCTTTCCTGACATGGGGGCATTCTCCACAGTCCGTCGAGCCACGGCCTTGGGCACCTCCGCCTCCTCCGTCTCCATGACGAGTCGGTTGAGGGTTGAGAACTGTTCCCCCCCAGGCTTCTTCTTGATCTCAGTGGGCGTCGGAGGGGCTTGTCTTGCATCCGAACGGGCCTGTGAGACAGACAGGGTTGAGTTGTCCATCTCCTTCACGGACTTCGCCGCGATGCCTGGGAAGTTGGACAGCGCATCGGACTCCGCAAACTCACGGGTCTCTCGCCGCTTGGGGTTGTCGAAGAAGTAGTGCTCAGCACTGCGGGGGACTTCCTCGGCTTGAGATTGGAGGTACCTCCGAGCCACCCGTGCCGCTGCGGTGTCCTTCTTTCGAGGCTCCGCGTATGGGTGACTCTTGGTCGCCTCGTCCACCACGTAGCGGTCGTCCATGGGGATACGCCCACGGAGAAAGTCCTCCCCCATCACCACCAAGGCGTACGAAGTCCGGTCCAGAGCCCTCTCAAGTTCCCCGAGCCTCTCGGGGAACCCCTGAATGAGGTCGCCACCGACCTGCCAGAGATGGTCCTTCTCCGAGGATGATTCCACCAGGGCCATCACGCGGTCCACCATCAAACGGAGCCGGTGAGCGTCCACGCGGGCCTGCGTCACCCCCTCGGTGAGGAGGGACCATGAGACCTGACTGGAGGCTTGTCGTGTGGGTCGCATCGTTCAGGAACGGTGCGTGAAAGGCTAGAAAACGGTAGGCGGGAGGATCAAACGGCGAGGGACTCGTTGATGAGCTTCACCACAGACGGCACCTCATGGGCGAGGATGGCCTTGAGGATCTCAGGCTTGTCCTTGTGCAGGAGGGCATTCTTCACCCGGATGCGCCAGTGGAGCTTCTTGTTCCAGCGGACCCCCGGAGCGATCTCCAGGTCGTCACCGTTGACAATGAAGTCCTCGACAGACTTCGGTGCTGCCGTCTTCACGGGCTTGGGAGGGGCGGGAGGGGCGTGAGGGGCGGGGGGGGCGGGAGGGGCGGCCTTCTTCCCCTCGGACTTGGCAACGGCTGCGATGCGCTCCTTGCGCTTCTGGTCTGCCAGCATGGCAGCCTGACCACTGGGGTCCAGGGCCGGGAGGATCTCCTCGACAGTGTCCCCCGACACCGCAGAGACCCCCGCCTTGTTCTTGGGGGCCAGCACCGAACGGGGGGCGGTGTCGAGCTTGTTGATCGCCTGGGACACGGAGTTGGAGTTCTCGACCGTGGCCTTGCGCTTCGCCGGGGTCTTGATGCCACCGACCACCTGGGCCTCCTGTGCATCCACAGAGGTGCCCAGGTTCCGCACCGAGGGCTTCACGCCCCGAATGCCCTCGGAACCGATCACGGTGCCATCGTCGAGCGCCTTCATCGTGGTGCTTCCGTCCAGCGTGAACGCAGTCTTCACGCTGGACTTCACCCGACCGACAAGCTCCCCTTCCGAAGCGGCCCCCGCGCTGTCACCCCGGGGCACCGCTGCCACCTTTCGGGTGGCGGACCCGACCGAGCGGCCATCACCCTCGGTGTCCTTGACCAGGGACGGGTTGAACGCCTTGGTCTCCATCCGAACCCCGTCCGTGGTGGTCGCAGAGGGCTTCCGAGTTGCTGGGGCGATGTACGTCTCGTCACGCTGGACTTCGGTGGACGCCGCTGCCGACCCTGCCTTCGCCCCACGCACCTTCACGTTGGCGGACTTGGCCACGTAGTCCCCGACGTTGGCCCCTACAAGACACAACCACTCGGCCTTGATGGCCGAACGGCGTTCTGGATACGAGTGAGACACGCCATCCATCTTCAGGGTGGTGCCGTCGAACTGGACCGTACTGTCCTTCTTGAGATCATGTGAGAGTCTCCCAAGGTGGAACCCGACCTTGGCTCGAAACTCCTGGAACACACCCACAGTGAACTGAATGTCTGACATACCCGTGACTCCTTTGGTCCCAACGCACCCGTTTTCATTCTATAGGGCCGTGGGGGGGAAGGGACGCACGACGCCCACCCTGGAGCAACCCTACCAATGAAAATCGGATTCATCTTCTTGTTTGCAGCCCTCCTTCTTGGGTGCGGGGGCGACGTGCCTCCAGTCCTGGACGCCACCCTCCTCGACGCCGATGATGCGACTGACGCCTCTTCTACGGAGGATGCCCTCCCCGACGCAGGTGCGCCAGAGGACAGCAACCCCCTCCACGACATGGACACTCGCTGAGCAACATGCGGAGCTTCAACATGGACATCCCCCAGATGATTCGTACAGCGGCGGCTCTCCCCAAGGGGAGTGACGAGCGCAGAGTCCTCATCTCTGCCATCAAGGTGGCGGTATCCCCCGACACCGAGGACTTCGTGGAGTGGGTGCTTGCCACACAGTCCCCCATGACTGAAGCTCAGGTCACCCGCTACCTGGAGGCCAAGCTCGGACGTATCCCCACGGCAGCCCCGGCGGCTGGAACGTCAGGGCGACGCACGGGTCCGCTGGACATCGGTGAGAAGGTTCTCATTGACAAGACCAAGAACACCAACACCCTGAACGGGGACGCCTGCGAGCGGTACCACAACCGGGTGGCCCAGATCGCGGAGAAGACCCCGACCGGCCTCGTGGTCCAGTTCTTCGAGGGCAACAACGACATCCCGTCGGACACCCTGACCCAGGAGAAGCAGTTCTTCGACGGGTTCACGTCGGGTCAGAAGACAGGGCTCTATCGCTGGACCCCCCGCTCGGACTACCAGGACAAGAACGTCGACAAGAAGCTCCTGTTCGAGGCTGTGTACCTTCGCGGCGGCACAGGTGTGGACACTCGTCGCATGGATGAGATCGAATCCTACGTGAACAAGGGCGTCCTCCAGGGCGAGTCCCGGAGCGCGGTGTACTTCACGGGTGTGGTGGGCCGGTTCGCGGAGAACCAGCAGGGAGAGGTGTACTTCACCCTCTCGTCCATGCAGCGAGACACCCCGACGACGCTCAACCCCAAGAAGGGGAAGCTCCTGTACATCGGCATCGCGGGCAAGCGACCCGGAGGCTGGATGGCAGAAGCGGTCTCCCTTGGTCTCCGCACTCCCTGACCCCCCTCCCCCAAGTAATCCACTCCGGTACGCACCGAGTTGAGGAAGTCCTCGGTGGGGTTCCCTGTGTAGAGGACCGGGGGGATGTCCACCTTGCCTGCGAACATCTTGAGGAAGTCCCGCGCAAGAGGGATGCCCCTCTTGAACACGTCGATGTCCAGGAGGGTGACCGTGATCGTCGGGTCCGTGAGGTCGTGCTGTCCCGCGAAGGACCGCTCGCCCCAGAACTCGAAGTAGCATGTGACATCGAAGAGCCTTGCATCCCTGAAGATGCGCCCGAGGTCGTCACCGTACTTGTCGAGGATCATCCCGGGAGCGCGCCCCATCACGGGGTGGTCTTCCCCCAGGAGGACTTTGCGGCTCCCGAACTTGTGGAGCCCCTTCTTGCGCTCATACTCGCACCGGATGTTGTTCCCGTCGAGCTTCCCGAACGCGGTGATGGGCTGGTGGATGATCTTGCCGTCGAACGAGGCGTATTGCTTCACGCCCGACGTTACGCCCCACTCAACTCCATCCCCACAGGAGAAGCCACGTCGGTTCCCTAACCGGGAGTCCCATTTCCTCACACGAGGTGCGGAAGACCCGACGGTGCTCGGCCTCGTCCCCCTTCTTGAACGAGTCCAGGGGAGCGACGGACCGATCATCGGTCCAACCTCCCCCCTCGCTGGCCACCCATTGGTGAGTCCCGCGCACCCACATGTAGTGGACGGCCCCGTCGCTCTCGGCGCCGTGGGCCAGATGCGGATGCGAGGACTCGTCCATGTAGATGATGTCCTTGCGCGTGGCGCCCTCCAATTCCTTGAGGGAGAAGACCGCGCCAAACACAACTCGTACTGACATGTGCATTCCCATGGTGGCTGGGTTACGCCAACCACCATGGGAAGCTGGCCGACTAGCCCACGATCTCGTAGTTCCCAGAGAGGTACTCCCGAAGGGTGAACTTCTGCCCCGAGGCATGGTGGGTGACGATCTCGTCGGTCATCCTCACGGTCCAGGTCTTGTCCGACCGTTCCCCCGTCCCCACCTGACCCTTCCGGTCCTTGGACCGTTGCGCGTGCTCACGCTCCTTTTGGGCCTGCCAAAGGCGGGAGCGCAGCATGGCCAGAGCATTGGCCTTGTTCTGAGTCTGTGACCGCTCGCTCTCACAGTGAACGACCACACCCGTCGGGAGATGAGTCAGGTCCACCGATGAGTTGGTCACGTTACGATTTTGGCCGCCTGCCCCCGAGCCACGGGTGAATTTCCAGTCCAGGTCACCGGGGTGGATGACCAACTGTGTGGGCGTAGGTTCCACCATGATTGCCACGGTCACAGTGGACGAGTGGACTCGCCCCTTCTTGTCGTTGGGGGCAATCCGTTGGTACCGATGCCCACCGGCATCATGCTGAAAGGCGTATGCCGCCGACGCGCCTGTGACGCGGAGGGTGATGGACCCCTCCGTTGCGTCTACAATCGTGGCGTCAAAGACACTTCCGCTGCGCCCGTGCCGCGAACACACCGCACTGAACACGAACCAGATCCTTGGCGTCCGCGCCGCCCTCACCCGCTCGAATCTCGATGATGACCGTCTCCATGATGGACCTCTTACCCCGTGTTACACCACAGGGTGGCAGGAGACTCGCAGAATTTGGATCGGTTGTCAATCATGGCGTAACCCACCCATGAAGTTCGACGACATCCAAGACCCCAACTGCGACCGCTGTGGCGCCAAGCACATCGTGGGGTGGACGGCGATCTGTGACGCGAAGACCGGCGACGTGAAGGAGGTGATCTGCTCCGTGTGCAAAGACAACGAGACCCTGAACGACTGGTCGAAGGACCGCCGCCTCTACTCCGGCACCACGCTCACTGCGGCCATGAACTGCTACGACGGTCGCCGGGGCCGTCCCGGGGAGACGGTGGACTCCCGGTGGTTCGAGATCAACTCGGCCAGCAACCGGGTGCAACAGCACGTCAAGGAGAACTTCGAGCCGTCGGTGTGGTTCGGCCACGCGGGACAGCCCTTCACCCGGACCCCCGACAAGGACGGTTTCGGCCACACGGCGGGCATGGGGAAGGGGCGGGCGATGATGCCCCTCGTCCACAAGTCCAAGCACTCGCACCTGACCTCGGGGAAGATCGTCGAAGGGGAGCTCACCTACGTCGTCAACACATGGTGTACGGCGGGTCGGGCGCTCATCGAGGTCGAGAGCGACAAGGCGCGGATCACCCTCATCACCGAGGACGGGTCGATGCGACTCTGCATGGGCATCCAGGGCATCGACGCGACGGTGGACGAGGCCATTGAGCTCCTGGGACGTGCAGAGTCCGCATGGGTCGCCGGGGCCTTCGACCTCACCAATGGCACCACCAAGCTCGACCCCGCCCCGTAGGACCGCGAACCCCTGTGTGAATGGGCTCAGCGAGTCACCACTGGCGTCAGGAACCACAACACCCAAACGGCGCCGCCCCCCTCGCCGGGTGTGGCGAGGGGGGCGGCGCCGCTGCTTTTATGCAGGGCGGTTCAGCGATCAGCGAGTGATCGTGAGGCGGACCAACCCGCGGGGGTTGTAGGCGCCAATGCCGAGATTCTCAAAGACCGAGAAGCCGATGGTGCGAGCCTTGGGGTCGTCAGCCGAGTGGACCGTGAGCTCGGTGCGGACGGGGGTGCGGCCGAACATCTCGGGCTCGCAACACACGTAGACCGTGCCAGCCGGGACGAGACGCGAGGTGATGACCGTTGCGCCCCAGAGCGTGGCCTGGAGGCCCGTCTTGAGCAGGGTCGCCTGCGACTCGATGTCGAGGATGTCGCGACCGAACTTCCGCACGTCGGCGTAGTCGCGGGCGTTCATGTACACGCGGGCGACCCGGAGGTCGTGGCGCTCGATCTCCGCGAAGGCATCCGCAAGGACGGCTCCGTTGAGGGGGGCGACCACAGGGATGTCCGGGTTGGTGCCGCCGGGGATGCTGTCGAAGCCGTTGATCGCGATGGCGTCGAGGATCGCGAATACGCGCTCGTCCTCCGCGGCCTGGATCATCGCACGGGCCAGATCCTGGGCGCGCTCGATCAGGTCGAACCGACGCTCCTTGATCTGGGTGAGGGGGATCTCCGGGTTCGATGCGATCTCGAACAGGGGGAAGATCACGCGGCGGGGCTTGGTGATGGCGAGGATGTTCTCCCCCTCCTCACCCACCACGTACGCGGTCACGTCCGGGTCCTTGTCGTAGATCGGAAGGGCGCCGTCCGGGAGCTCTTCCACGAGGAAGGTCTTGCGACCCACGCTCATGTAGTCGCGACGGGTGCGGAGCGGCTGCGTCATGGACGCAGCGAGCTTGGCGCGACCGGAGGCGGTCTTGATGTGGTCACCGATGATCTTCTGCTTGATCGCGGTGCTGACGTTGGGTGTGCTCATGTTCGTGTTCCTCTTCCTCTTGATCAGACGCGCTGGTCGAACACGATCTCGTTCATGGTCGAGTCGGGTGCCATCTTGAGGATGCCGAAGGTGGTGGCGGTGAGGCCGTTGACACCTTCGAGCGAGTTGAACGCCGCACCTGCGTCCACGGGGTCCAGGGCCACGCCCGTGTAGACCATCGAGGGCATGAGCCAGCCGTTCTGCGAGGCCACGAGCTTCATGCCCGCGACGTAGGTGAGCGCCGTGCCTGCCACGGTGCCGCCGTTGGTGGTCACCAGGAGGTTGGTCTCGAAGAGACGCGAACCGTAGGTGCCCATGCCCGAGACGTACGGACCCTTGCCCGACGCCGACGCGGGGAGGTTCTCGTAGGGGTTGCCCGCGGCGTTGTTGATGAAGCAGCCCACCGGGAGGACCTGCGTCACCGATGCGGGAAGGACCATCGCGGTCTTGGTGGGACCGCCGACGAAGTTGCTGCCAGCGTCGGGGCGCGTGAACGCCACCGAGCCCGAGAGCACACCGAAGGTCTCGGTGAGCGCGCCCGGCGAAGTGGAAACCGTGCCAGCCGTGGTGATGATGGGAGGGTTGGTCTGGGTGAAGCTGTCATCGGTGAGGACCCCGACGGTGTTTCGCACACCGACGTAGAGGATCCGCAGAGCCGACGAAGACTCCGTCCAGCCACCACTCGCCTGTCCAGTCAAACCTGCCATGATAGGCTCCGATCTGACCCCTGTTCACAGGGGAGGGAGGTGACCCTCGTGATCCACCAGCACCATGCTAGAGGGGACACGGGTTCTGAGGACCAAGCTTGGTCCTTGCACCCTTGGGGTCTGGTATTGAACGGAAAACGCGAGGGCCCCCACGATTTCTCTTGGGGGCCCTCTTTTCACTCAGCCGTGATGACTCGGATCAGGGCTTGTTCGTACCGAAGATCTCGGACACGTCGGGGGCCGAGGCCCAGAGCTTCGACAGGTCGTTCACCTCGGAAGACGATGCGACCTTGGCGACGGTGCCCAGGGTCTTGACGCCAGTGGAGGCGCGACGGGGCTGCGGACGAACCGCGGCCTGCTTCGCCTCCTTGGCGGGCTCCTCCTCCTCCTCGGCCTCCTTGGCGGGCTCCTCCTCCTCAGCGGCGAGGTGCATCCCGTAGAGAACGGACAGGTCGTCCGTGTCGCTCAGGTCACTCACGTCGTCCATCCCGAGGCCGTCGAGCATGGGGTCATCGCCCATGTCGTCCACCATGAAGTCGTCCGCCGCCTTCTCGTCCGCAGGCTCCTCGGACTCCTCCGCGATGAGGGCCGCAAGGGTCTCCTTCAGGTCGGACGACAGGAACTCGCCCGCGAGGCGCATGAACTGTGCCTTCTTCTCAGCCTTGTCGTCCTTGGCGGGCTTCTCGTCCTTCGACTTGAACTGGTTGTCCTTGAGTGCCTCGGGAACCTCCTCGGACTTCTTGGCCTTCTTCGAGGACTCCTTGGCGGGCTCCTCGGACTCCTCGGACTCATCAGCCTCCTCGGACTCATCAGCCTTCTTGGCGAGCTTCGTCCAGTACGCCGCGAGGCGCTGGAAGTGGGCGGCCTTCTTCGCGGCCTCGTCACCCTCGGGCTTGTCCTCGGCCTCCTCGGCCTCCTCGGCCTTCTTGCCCTTGTAGGTCGCGCGGGGGTCGTTCTGACCGGCCTTGCGGGACGACTTGAGCGATGCCAGACGCTTCTGCTCATCCGCCATCATCGACGCCAGCATGGCCTCGTCGCTGTCCTCGCCGCCCTCTTCCTCAGCCAGCATGGCCTGGAGAAGCTCCTCGGTGTCGTCCTCACCACTTGTACGGGGCTGTGTGAGGGTCATGTTCTCGAACGCGATGAGGTCGGGGTTGCCGTCGCCACCCTCTTCCGCGAAGCGACGCAGGGTCGCCTGGATCTGGCGCTCAGTGAGCGTCATGAGGTCGATGGCCTGATCCTCGATGGCCTCGCTGCTGGCGTTCTTGCCCAGCATCCGGGAAGCGAGACGGATGCACTTCGCTGCCTTCGCCTCCAGGGCTGCGCGAAGCTGGCGGCTCGCCTGCTTGCTGACCCCGTTGGGGAAGTAGTGGGCCACGTCCGTCGCCGGGTGCCCCTGGGGGGCTTCCGTGCCGGGCATCGCCGGGGGGGCACCGTTCGGGTACGGGCCAGCGTGGGGGTCCTCGGCCCACGAGCTCGTGTCACCGTTCTCGTAGGCGTCAGCCTCGGGGTCCGGGTACGCGGCGGGGTGGACAGAGGGCTCCTCGTAGCCCGGCATCGCCGGGGGAGCGGAGGCCTTGCGGGAGGGGTTCTCCCAGGTGAGGCGGCGTCGTGACATGTTGATGGTTCTCCTGATCAGGGTTTCTTCGGCGTGGCGCCGACTCGACGAGTTGAGAGCAGTTTGGCGAGACGAACCAAAGCCCGAGCCTCGGGAACTGTCGGGGCCCGTCCCAAGTGCTCATGACACTTGCCGAGAAACGACCGGAGGCTCCCGTGTTTGTGAGAACCTCCGACCTTTAGGGCTGTGCGATAGAGTCTTTCGGGAAGAAAAATCGACCACCGAGCGTTCAGGAGGGCGATTTTCTGGATCAAGTCCAGGTCGCTCCCCGCTGTACGCACTACCTTACTGACCCCAGAGAGGTACTCTGCCCTCTTTGTACGAGCCTGCTTGATCACGGTGTCATTCGGGGCCGTGGCGTCAGGGATGGGTGCCTTGGTGGGGTCACCCTTGGACAGGTCTTCCTTGATGCTCTCCCGGACCTTGTCCATCACCGTACGCTTGATCTCGTCTGTGAGATCCTTCAGCGGGTCCGAGGGGGACGGCGGAGCCTTCTGAGATTCCTCACCCTCCTCCATCCCCATGTCCATGTCGTCCGCGGCGACCACTGCCATGCTGGCAGGGGTGCGGTACGGGTGTCCACCGATGAGGAGTGCACTCTCGTGAGCGGCCTTGAGGAAGGCGCCCCCTGCGGGGGCCTTGGCCGGGAACGAGTACACCCGGTTGATCCTCTTGGCGAGCTTGGCGTTGTCATCCGCGGACAGGGTGATGAGGTTGCGCGCCACCGCACCCTTGAACGCCGGGATCTTCACCCAGCTACCCTCGATAAACACCACACCCGCAGTCGGGTCCAGGGACTCATCGCCACACAGTTCTGCAACGCGGCACCGGTTACCACGCTCATCATAGAAGGTGTTGCCCTTCATGTACTTGATGTGGTCGCAGAACTCGGTTTCGTCTGCCGCCCAGTGGCCACACTGCGTACAGGTGCTCCCGTCGATGGAGCAGTTGTGGACGGCGACCCCCTCGACAACGTAAGAGTGATCCTCCTCGACCTCCATATCGTGAACCCATCCCTCGTAGGTCTGGGCTTCGATGGAGGTGATCGGGAACATCACCACGTCATCCTGCACGCGACAGGCTTGCGTCTGGAACTTGGGGTCGAGCCGCACCTTGTCGCACCGCCCCCGAAGGGATTGCGATTGGGTCTGCCCCAAGTCCAGTTGAAACGATGGGCGGCGGTAAGAACCATCGTCACAGAGAGTCCGCACGAGCCCGCCGTTCACCACCTCTGCGACATCGACAGCCCTACCCTGCACCATCCCGTACATCCGGGCATAGATGCCACACCTTGCCATGATCGCGTGCATCTGGCAGACGAGGTTGTAGGACACGGTGGTAACGGACGTGACGCCCCCCTTCTGGAGGTTCCCGTCACCGTTGACCCATGCGCCGAGAAGGTGAAGTTGGTTCTCGACACTCCATCCCATCACATCGGGATGAAGCCGCTTCCCGTGGCTGTACTCCCCGCCGTGCTTGAGGAACCACGCCGCGATGTCGGGATCCGTGACAACCACGGTCGCCGCGCACCCGTCCGACTCATCTGCCGTGTAGAGCCGGGGGTTACATCCGGGGAACTCTTCGGTCAGCAACCTCATCACTTCGGCTGCGTAGGTGTCCCGCTCGTGGAGTGAGAAATTGAACTCGACGGTGTGGTGCTTCCCGTCCCGCTTCTGGAAATTCCCCTCCGCGAGGAAATACCCCAAAAGGCGGGCTCGGCCAGAGGTGGTGTCCACCCCCGAACCGAACTGTGCCCTCGGGAAGCACAGGAAGTCCCCGACCTTGAGATCCGCCGCCTTCACCTCTTCCATGCGGGGGGAGAGAAGGTCGTTCAGACGGGCCTTTCGTGCTGCCCGCTCCTCCAGAGAATACGTTCCGTTGGGATTGAGGATGCGGAGGTTGTGGCCGTCCTTGAACCGCCGTGAGAGCCTCTGGGGTAGTGCCGTCCGTTTGCCAGACGAGTATGACGCCGGGAGGGACTCACCACACCCGCACGCGCACACGTCGGGGAGACGGAAGACGAAGAACGGGTGGATGTCCGTTGCCGTGATGGCAGAGGGCACCCCGACCGCTTCGATACGTTGCACGCCCCACTTGCCGCCCCGGATCTGCTTGTTCAGCACCTCGCGGGAACGGCCCTTGTGGGTGAGCACCATGTCTCCGACCTGCACATCCTCGATGGCGACGCGAGTGCCGTCTGCGAGAGACACCTGCGTGCCGGGGAGAAAGCATCCCATGGACAGGGTGGTGAGCTCACCACTCTCAATGTCCTTGATGAGCTCCCGGTGCTTGCGGTCGGTCGCAATCAGGATGTCGATGTAGACCGAGTCCCCAATGTCTCGGGCAACTGCATCAAGGATGCGGCCCTTGGACAGGTTCTCGATCTGAACATGTTCGAGGAAGTTGTGCGCCCCGATGAACGTCCGGTACGACTTCAGCAGCACACCCCTCGACCAGGAGTCGAAGTTGTTGTTGATGTACTGCTCGCACTCAGGCTTGATGCGGAACGCAGTGGTCTTGCGATTGACCATCTTGCCGCCAACAGTGGCGGCACCCAGCCGGGCGTTCGGGACATCCACCGTGTCCACGGACGCCACGATGGTGGCGTGGGACAACAGGTAGCGGGCTGGGTTGAACTGCTCGTTCAGGATCTTGGAGGCTTGGTCAACAAGGTTGCGGTCCATCCGGGTCTGAGCCGCGGCGACACGAACCCTGTCCCAGCCCTGACCTGTGGTGTAGGGAGAGACGGCCCTGGCGTTGGCGTACCGAAGAAATGCCACGGGTTACTCCTCGAATCCGAGAACGTCATCACGGCGGACGATGAAGAGGCACTCAGGGCACACGAAGAGCTTGATCCGTGCCCCCTCCTCCATCTTGTACAAGGTCTTCCTCAGGATCGCCTCGTCGCAACGGGGGCACATCAGCTTCCCGGTCTCCATCTCTGTCTTACAAGGACGGTACTGGCGGCCCTTTGCCGCCCAGTACACGGCCATCTTGTTCAGGTGGGAGGATGCCACCCGATGCGCGGAGACTTCCCTGTCGTCCAGGGCTGGACCCCCCGCTACCGGGACCGTGTGAGTACCCCCAGGCACGCTGTCGTACGCCACGTCTACACTGGCGTCGATGGAGCTCCCACTGTCGATGAGGAGATCCTCCACGGGGGCGCGGGTCGCCCCGTGGGGGTACTGAACGTCCACCATCCCGATGGCAGGCCACACGGCGACAACGGTCCCACCGTTGGACGGGTTGCCCTTGAGAATCGGGTACACCCGGTCCCCGACGTGGAACGCCGTGGCTCGGGCTTGGTAATCGACGTAGCTACCCCTACGGGACGTGGTCATCACAGACCCCCCTTCAGCGGTAGAGACCGAAGAGGCTTGCAGTCTTCTTGGACTCGTCCTCGGCGTCGTCGGCCTCTTCCTCGGCCTCCTCTTCCTCGGCCTCCTCCTCGTCCTCGGCCTTCTTCGCGGCCTTCGGGGTGGTCTTGGCGGCCTTCGTCTCGCGCTTGATGCGGTTGTAGAGCTCGGCCATCATCGCCGTCTTCTCGGCCTTGGCGTCCTCGTCCTCACCCGCCTCGACCTCCTCGTCCTCACCCGCCTCGACCTCCTCGTCCTCGGCCTTCTTGGCCGACTTCAGAGACGCGAACGACTCCATCGCGGCCTTGTACGCCGCGGCGTGGACGAGCTTCGCGAGCTTGGGGTCCGCGACGTGCTTGGCAGCATTGGCCGCGAGTTCGCCCGACATCTGCTTCTCGTCGAGCGCGCGGAAGTTCTCCTGGGTGAAGTGGCCTGCCATGAACGGGTTGTTCGGGTCGAACACCTCAGGGCCAGGAACCTCCTCAGCGATCTCCGAGGGATCGAAGTAGCCCGCCGTCCGGCGCTTGTCGAGGAAGTCCGAGACCATGTCGCAGCGGGTGGCGAAGTCAATCGCCGCCGCCTTGGGGAGTCCCAGGCTTCCGTAGTGGTGCTGAACCAGGGATGCGAGGGCGTCGATGTTCGCGGTCACGCGCCGAACGCCCGCCTTGGAAGCCTTCTTCTGTGTCTTCATGAGAGGTGTTTCTCCTGTGGTCCCGACCGGGATTGCCGTAGGGATTTGTGTCCGAATGGGGTTCCCGGCGGGATCTCCCACTACCCAACCCGACTGGGATAAGCTAGAAAACGGGCGAGGCTCGGCGGGCAATCGCGAGGGCTACGCGCCTCGCCGCGTCCTTGTAGTTCAAGGACATGTCATCGTCGGAGGTGTCCGTGTCGGAGTCGTCTACGTCCAACCTCTCCCGGCGGAGGTCATGGCGGGGGGGCTTCTTCTTGGGGGAGGGCTTGACCATCGCCGCCGCCGCCTCGTCCTCACGTTCGCTGTCGGTCTTGGTTCCGACCTTCAGAGACTTGAGCACCGTGCCGTCTTTGACGAACTCATCTTCCAGACCGGGGACCAAGTACTGCGACCGGAGTGTAGCGGCCTCGTGCCCCACCACCTCTGCAACGGTCTCCAGGGCCTTCTTGAACTCGGCCTTGAGGATTTTGTCCCTCTCCTTTCGGTCCTTCGGAAGGGTCTTTGGCCCCTTTGATCGCTCCTCGCGGAGTGCCTTGCACATCTCATCGTTGGCCCGGAACCCCCGGATGTCCTTCGCTGTGATGTCGAACTCCGCGAGGTAGTCGTTCACGCACTCCGACGTGACCCGTGCATCGTCCGTGTCGAACACGGCGTCGGTGCCCTTCCGACCCTTGGTGAGTTCTTTCAGGGCGGTGACGGTGGGTCCGTCGTCCACGGTCTTCTCGTGGTCCACCCCCGACTTCCCCACGTACTTGATGGTGGCCTTGCCCCCTTTGATGGTGACGTGGTCCACCAGCCATCCGGTCACCCCGAAGTGCCCTTCGTCCGCGGACTCATCGTTCCCCACCCGCTCACAGGTGTGGTCCATGAGGGACACTGCAAGGGCAGTCATCCGAGTCTCGGGGTCGTCCGACTTCAGGTCGGCCTTCACCCTCGCCCTGAGGTCAGACATGTGCTTGCGAAGGTGCTCGACCCGTTCGGCCTTCTCGCGGTGACGGTTGGCGACCTGACGGTCGCTGTACTCGTACACCGTGGTCTCGTCACCGTCCTTGGTCTTGATCTTCTTCTTGGACTTGTAGCGGGCTGCGACGCGAACAGCCATCGCCACACGACCAGCCATGTTCCCCACGGGGATCTCCACAGGTTCGTCTCCCAGACCCCACACCTCCACCGTGTTGAACGTCCATGACCCCCGCGGAACGTCACCCGTGTAGGTGTCTCCAGGGGTGAGGTACGCGAGAGTGGTGTGGGGGTTGTAGTCCAGCGGGTGACTGTCCTCGACCACGAACCCGTTGGACTCCAGGGCGTGCAGCATGGACACCCGGAGGGGGGCCATGTCGTTGTAGAAGCTCACCCGGTCGTAGGCCACGGTGTGCTCGGGGTTGTGGAAGTACTCCAGCCCCATCAACGTCGCGGTCATCCTCCAGGGCCAGTTCTGCACCTCGGACCGGACCACATCGAGGAACCTGGGAATGTCCTCGGTGGCGGGGCCTTCGCCCACGTACAGGAACGTGACGTGAGACGGGGAGTCGTCCTGCTCACCGAGTGAGGGAAACTCCTTGGCCAGATGCTCTGGGAGTGGGAAGAACAATCCAACTGTCACAGTGACCCCCTAAATCGGACTGCCACACGTTCTGCCGCATACTCAACCTCAGGGGCATGTGCGCTCACCGTCACGAGGTGTGGAAACGCAGCCCGGCCCCGACCTTCTACGTAGTCTGACATGACCCTGAGGTTCTCCTCGTTGTCCTCCCAGATGTCCACGTTCCGCACCGAGGGGTTATCCGCCATGAGGGTGGTGAGCACCTTGACCTTGTACTTCTTGGTGTCTTCCTCATCCGGGCTCAGGAACACATGGTCGAACTTCAGACCAGCCTGTTCCAGCAACTCTCGAATACGCAAGGTGAACCTGTGCTGTACTCGCCCGGTGATCAGAGCCGTCAGGGTGTTCTCGTTGACAATGTCCCGCTTGGCCCGCTCAACCACAGTCTGGTTCCACCAGCCATCGTCCGGCACCTCTGGGACAAATGGGCGAGTGAGGGATTGGGGGTTCCCCCACCACGCACCGCTCCAACCCACAGGGCGGGTGGGACTGCGGAACAAGGTCCCGTCGAAATCGAAAATGGCCAGCTTGGTGACAGACACGATCAACCCTCACTTGCAGACATGACGGCCTCGACCGATGAGCCTCTCGGCCACCAAGGACGCGAGGGATGCCCGGCGCGTACTGGCCGTCCGAGACTCCTCGGTCATCTCACGGAGGTCAAAACACTCCGGGGCGAATCCCTTACGGATCTCGCGGAGTTCCTGTGCGATCACGCGAGGGTCTTCCCCGTCGATCCAACGGGTCTGGAGCTCGCGGGTGAGCTCGGCTTTCCCGTCGATCTTGTCGGCCCATTTGGCTTTGTTGTCGAGGGAGGTGGCCTCCTCGAACAGGGCCTCGATGGTCAGAAAATGCTTCCGAATGCAGTCCTGACACCGCTTCCGCTCGTTGTTGAGGTGGTCCTCCAGCAACGCACACTGCTTGCAAATCTCCCTGAGGTTGTACAGGGGGTGCATGATGGGAAGGAGGTCGTCGGCGCGTCGGTTCACAGGGTGGGCTCCTCCTACGGTTGGAGGATAGGGTCGGAACCGTGCTGTAGGTCACAGCGAGACGTAGGGAAGGATTACAGAACGAGCCCGTGCCGGGTGAGTTCTTGGCGCAGCATGGGGGCGTTCTTCTTGACCCACGCGAGGAGTTCCTTCAACTCCTCGGGGGACATCTTCGCCCACTTGGCCCTGATGTTGTTGAGGATCTCTACCCTACTGCTCTGAGGGAGCTCCCCGTCGAAGTACGACGGATACCGGGCGTAGATCATGGCATCCACTGTGTTGCTCGGGAGAGACGCCAGTGGGTTCCCAGGAGGGAGCTTCACGGTAGGGGCCGCAGGCGCGGGTGCCTTGGACGCAGGGAGCGCCTCGATGGCCTTCAGCAGAGCCGCAGCCTTGGTGATGATGGCCTTCTGTTCTGGGGACATCCCTGCGAGGGGCCTGGAGGTCGCCGCCTTCAGAGCCTGCACCAACCCCAACCGATTCAACCACCCTTGGAAGTCAGGGGCGTCCGCCTCTTTCAGAATGGGCAGAATGTGGGAGCGGAGGTCCGGGTTGGTGTGGGCCAGACGAATGAGGTCGGATCGAAGATTGCTCATCTTCCCCCCTCAGGGGAGATAGGATCAGAACCGACCCTCAGAGTCATCCTTCTTCTTGTAGGTCAGGCCCAGTTGCTTCGCGACGAGTTCGATTGCATCGGAGTTCTCGGCCAGCATCCGACCCAGTTCTCCGTACAGCCCCCCCAGCACATCGTTGAACTTGGAGTCGTTGAACGTGAGGGCATCACGCTTGAGCTTCTCCTTGGTCGAGTGGGGGTCGATGTTCAGAAGCTCCAGGATCACGTCGATGTCCAAGCTGCCCTTCTGGTACAGGTTGAACAGGGCGTCGAAGGTGTCCGAGTTGTCTCGAAGGGCCAGACGGGTGAACGACAGTGAGGGGCACACCACCACCTCGGCGCCGTCATCGTCCAGTTCGATGAACCCCATCCGGCGACACATAGGCCGAAGCATCCGGTCCTCTACCATGTCTTGGAGCACCTCGCGGAGGAGCATGAACCGGGTGTTCACGACCTCCAAGTTGATGCGGTCGCCGCTGTAGGACGACTCCCCCGACAGGAGTGACTCGGTGACGCCAAGCCCGGCGTACATCTGCCGGTCGGTCATCTCGTACTCGGACGAGAGATCCAGGAGGCGACCGTTCGACCCCATCTCGTTCCAGTTGACCTCGAAGTTGGTCACGATGGAGTAGTCAGGGTCTTGCAGGGCCATGTCTACTTGGTCCCGCAGAGCGTCCGTGTCTGGCGCAGACATGTCCGCAGCGGAGATCACCCGAATGGGCGTCATGTGCCGAGACGCGATGCTGGTCTGAGCCTGACGGAGCTTGTCTCGGTACACCAGGGTGTTGAGGCATCGTTCCAGCATCGAGTGCCCACGGGGCTCGTACTGGGACTTCTTGCGGGACATGTAGTACACGAACGACCCCGCATCGGGGTCCGTGTTCAGGGGGATGTTGCTCCCCTCCCGAATGGCTTCCACCACCCCCTCGGGCATGGACCTCACGATGCGCTGTGCTTGCTCGTCCCCCATGTCGGCCCGGCTGACGATGTCCTTGGTCTTGGAGTCGGGGATGAGCTCCACCATCTTCTCGTCCGTGAACGGGAAGCTCTCCATGTGGATCTGTTCGGGTGGGAGCACACGGATCGCTGTCCAGCCCTTGTAGTGGCGCTTGAGCCACTTCTCGGCACGGGCGTCGGCGTCCGCGCGCCGGACGGTGCGCTCGATGGGGATTCCGTCCGCGTCAAGCTCCCGAATCACCTCGTGGGTGATGTCCTCAGGCATGTCGGGCGACGTGTCCTCACAGAAAACGAACGCCTCTCCCAAGAGGTTGTAGTCATGGACGATCTCCAGGAGCCGGTGAAGGAGTCCGATGGACTGTGCCCACTTGGTACAGAAGGCCAAGGACTTCCGGGCCATGACCTCGTCCTTGGCCTTCGGAGTAGACAGGCGGACCTTGGACAGTGGGAGCTCCGTCTGGAGGTCCACCGCCTGACCCACGAACGGATTTGACTGGTAGAAGAGCCTGAAGTAGTTCCGCTTCTCATCGAGAGACTGCGGCATCTCCAG